TGCGGTTGGCGTGGTGTTCAGGGGGCACATCGGGTTGCGTGGGTTAAGCTGCGTGGTCCTGTTGGTCGGATACGGAATGTTTGCGGGAATGTTGGTTGCGTGTGTCCTGATCATTGGGTTGAGCCTGTTCGTGTGGTTGGGGTGATTGAGGCGCGTCGGATTAGAATCATACAGCTTTGGCGTAGTGGGAAGCGGCAGTATGAGATTGCTTGCGAGTTGGGTTTATCGCGTGGTGCGGTTGGCCGTCACTTGCGGGGTGTGGAGGGGAAGATGAATGAGTGAGAAGGTGACTTCGTTGTTTGGCGGGCCTACGGGGGTTTTGGCTCCGAGTGAGTTTGTGATCCGGGAGTTGGAGGAATTGCTTGAGGCGGCGCGTTCTGGCGAGGTGATTGGGATGGTTGTCGCTCTGGCGCTGCATGACGGTTGCTCGCGGTATTTGATCGCTGGTACGATCGGCGGCTACAGCCTTCTTGGCTCTGTGCGTTTGGCTGAGTCTGAGTTGGTGGCGATGATGCGGGGTGCCAACTGATGCTGTTGCAGACCAAGCGGGGGAACTTCGTTTACCAGCCTGATGGCGAGGTGCTGACGGATTACTTTTGGGATCGGTGCGAGTTGTCGATCATCCAGGGGCCGATCCAGTCGGGAACCTCGACGGCCTCGTGCTTGAAAATCTGGTCGTTGGCGTGCGAGCAGGAGCAGGACTATGACGGGGTGCGGCGGTCGCGGTACATCGTGACGCGGGACACGTACAAGGAACTTCGGGAAACGACGATCAAGACTTGGCTGGAATGGTTCCCCGAAAGCGAGTGGGGCCCGATGATCAGGGCGGAGCCTTCGTTTCACCACCTCAAGCGCAATCATCCATCTGGCGATGGGTCGAAGGTGGATTGTGAGGTGATCTTTCTTGCTGTGCCTGATGCGGACGTGGCGGAGCAAATTTTGGCGTCCTATGAGATTACCGGATTTTTTCGGAACGAGGGGCAGTTTTGCGACAAGGCGGTGATTGACGAACTGCTGTCGCGGTGCGCGCGGTATCCGTCGATGAAGAACGGTCCGGGGGCGACGTGGTACGGCGGGTTTATCGACCTCAACGCGCCCGTGGAGGGGCACTGGATACCCTACATGCGCGGGGATATACCCTTGCGCCCAGAACTGACCGCCGACGAGAAGAAGGGCTACGAGAAGCCGGATACATGGGCCTTTCACACGCAGCCGCCCGGCCTGATCGAGGTAAAGAAGGATGGGCAACTGGCCTATCAGCCGAATCCGCTGGCGGAAAACCAGAAGCACACGAAGAAATCGTACATGTCGATCATCGTCGGCAAGGGGAAGTCGTGGATCGACCGCCGCGTGATGAACAAGGTTGGCCTGCACGTCGATGGGAAAGCCGTCTACCCCACGTTTTCAGAGCAGGATCACGTTTCCAAAGCACCGTTGAAGCCCTTGGATGGTTGGGAAATCGTCGTCGGGCTGGACTTCGGGCGCGAACCGGCCGCCGCGTTCATGCAAGACGTAAACGGGCAGTGGAGGGTGCTGTCTGAACTGATCGGTGAAAACGAAAGCGCCGCCCTGTTTGCTCCAAGGGTCAAACGCCACCTCGCAGAGAATTACGCCGGGTTTCGCGTGTCGTTCTCCGGTGATCCCCGCGGCGCCGACGGCAACCAAGGAACCGAAACAACGGCCTATGACGTGTTTCAGGCCATGGGCATGCGAGTGTTCCCGGCCACGAACGACAACAACCCGCAAATGCGCCGGTCAACCGTGGAAACCGTGCTTGAGCGGCGAAATGGCCTGCTGATCGACCCGCGCTGCCTCGTGATCAAAACCGGATTTGCAGGCGGCTACCACTACCCAAAAGTGCAGGCAAAAGGCATATCTGGCCTCTTTTCCGAACGGCCGCGCAAAAACCGCTACTCGCACATCATCGAAGCCGTCGAAAACGGACTGCTCGGAGGCGGCGAAGGCGATGCAGTCGTCGTGTCTAAGTCCCGCGAACGCAAAGCGCCGTCCAAGATCAGCCGCCACAAGGTGAGCCTGCGCCGATGATCATCGAATGGAGTTTCGGCTTTCACCGGCCCCATTTCCGCAACCTGCCGGGCAAGGTCGATCCCCGCGGCTGGCTGGGGCACTGCGAAGCCTGGGGCTATACCGAGGATCAGACGTGGCTGTTTATCGACCCGCAGGGGATGGGCACCCGCATGCGCGTCATGCACCGGCACGACGACGTGATGGACCAACTGGAAGCACGCTATGCCCTGTGCAGCCTGATCCTGACCCTGCCCGCCACCGACCCGGTTTTCCGCTTTCCCCTGCACGGCCCCCTGACCTGCGCATCCATCTGTGGCAACCTCGTTGGCATCCGTGCATTGCTCCCAAGCGGTCTGCGCCGGAAATTGCGGGCCAAAGGTGCGAGGATAAGCCATGAAGCCCAAAGAAGACCCAGCGGACAAAGCAGCGCGGATGCGTGAGCGCCGCTTGTCCGAAATCGAGCGGACCCAATCCACCGAAGATAGCGCGGGCGGCCTTACCTCCGATCTGCGCGCCGTCTATGGCCTGAAGGGCCTGAAAAAATGACCGGCCAAAAAAGATCGGGCTACTGATGAAGCCCTGCAAAGACTTCAGCACGCGCTTGGCAACTGCAAAGCAATGGCGCGATGCAGCGCGGCCCTTCATCGAGGAAGTGCTGAAATACTGCTGCCCCGGCCGGGAACACGATTTCTCCCGCAAATCGAAGTCGGAATACGATACCGAGGTGTTTATCTCGATCGGTGAAGAACTGGCGGGCGATCTGGCGGGCGATCTGATCACCTACTACACCCCGTCCGAAAGCAAGTGGGCCGAATACATCGTCACCGCCGAGGTCCAAGAGGATCAGGCCGACGCTGTTTTGGCTCTGGTGCAGGACCGGGAAGACAAGCTGGGCGAACTGATCCAGCAATCGAACTATTACGACATCGCACCCCAATGGGGCTTTGAAGCCGCGTCCCACGGAACGCCCGGCCTCTGGGTGCAAAAATCGCACCTCATGCAGCCTATCCACTTCGAGGTTGTGCCGCCGCACCAACTGTTCCTCGTGCCCGGTCATCTGGGCATCCTTGACAGATTCCGCGAAGTCTCTGTGGGGTCGTACAGCCTCAAAACCCTGTTTGACGGGTGGGACGTGGACCTGACGCACCGCTCCATCGCAGACAAGATGAAAAAGCCCGGCGCCTACTGCCTGATCCTCTGGGGCTTCTGGGTGGACTGGTCCGATCCGGCCCTGCCGACATGGTTTTGCGAAATCACAGTCGATGGCATCCGCATCACCCCAGAAAAGCCGCTCGTCCTTGGCCCCTTGGCCGGATCGTGCCCGCTGCTGGTTGGCCGGTTCAACCCGCAGGTCGGCCGCCCGTGGGGCCGGGGCCCGGGATGGAAAGCCCTGCCGGATCTGCGCGTGCTGGACAAGGTGGATGAAACCGTCCTGTCAGGGCTCGACCAATCCTTGATGAACACGATCATCTACCCGGACGACGGATTTCTCGACATGTCCGAAGGCCTGCAAGCCGGGCGCGCGTATCCCGCACACCGGGGCTTCACCCGCGATCAGATTTACGACCTGTCGCGCAACGTGAACGTCGATCAGGGCTGGTTCACCGAAGAACGGCTTGAGGAAAAAATCCGCCGCGCCTTCTATCAGGACGGCCCCCGTCAGCGCGGCGACACGCCCCCGTCCGCGTCCCAATGGCTGGACGAGCGGCGCCAGGTGCAAAAGCGCCTTGGCAAACCATCCGCCCCGCTGTGGAGCGAACTGATTTTCCCGATGATCCAACGGATCGAATACCTCGCAGTTGAAGTCGGCGCGATGGATGAAGCGATCACCCACAACGGGCAGGCGATCACCGTCATGCCCATATCGCCCCTGCAAAAAGCGCAGAACCTCGATGAAGTCATGGTCACGCGGTCAAACCTTGACCTTGCCATGCAGACATTCGGCCCCGAAGCCGCAATGCAGATCATCGACCCCATCGCCACGTTCAAAGGTGTCGTCAAAACGTCGGGCGACAAACTGACCAAAATCCGCGATGAACAAGCCCAACCCCAAGGAGCGCCAAGTGGCCCTGCCCCGCCTGCTCAGTGAACCCGGCCCGATTTTGACCTATCTTTCCAAGCTGCGCGGCATAAACCCGGCCGCCGCTGACAATGCGTTGGAGGCGGTGCGCCGCGTTCTCCAAACGGACGACGGCGCCATGTTGTTGAATTTGCTTGAAAATTCGACCACACTTTCTCTCGTGCCTGTTTTGTCTGACCCACGTGCATTGGATGCGAGGAACGCGCAAGGCTTTATCGCGGCTGATCTCAGGAGGGTCATGACCGATGAAACCGAACAACTTCTTCAACGACAAGATCAGGTGGGAAGCGCCCGTAGAAACCGGAGCGGCACCTGAAACCGTCGTTGCGCCCGTCGCTGCCCCTGTAGAGGCGGCCGACTATTCCTTTATCCCCGCCGATTTTATAGTTGACGGAAAGCCCGATGTGGCAAAATTCCAGTCGCATTATCAGGAAATGCTGGCCGAAAAAACGCAGCGGGGCGAAATTGTCGTGCCAGAGGCATACGATTTCGCCGTTCCCGCTGACGTGAAGTTTGACGATCTGGGCCTGCCCGAAGGCTTCACCGTCGAACTCGATGCAAAAAGCGAGGAATACGCGCCCCTGTTCAAGGAATTTGGCGATCTGCTGAAAGGCCTTGGCGCACCGGCAGAGGCCGCCCAGAAAGCCACCGGGATGCTGGCCCGCTATGAGGCCGTCAAGGCCGCCCGCGAATATACGGCATGGGCCGCCGACATGAAAACCCTCGGGTCCGACGCACAGGCGAAAGCCCGCGTTGACGTGGTTCAACGCAAACTGGAAACGGTCCTGCCCGCCGATCAGGTGAAGGCGATCTTTTCCGGCGAACGCATTTCCGCAACGGGGATCAAGGCGCTGGAAAAGCTGCTGGCCCCCAAGAGTTTCGGCACGACCCCAACAGCACCCGCCAACGCAAGCCTTGAAGGCCTATCGCCGTATGAACGGCTGAAAGCCATCAATTCCAGGCAAATGAGAACCTGAAAGGACTGAAAAATGACTGCCATGACACTGCCCGAATATGCCAAAGGTTTTGAGCTTGCCAGCAAACAGCGGGCAATCATCGAACTGTTCCCCGAAGCCGTTGATTTCATGGGCATGATCCCCATGGTGTCGGCTCCTGCTGGCGTCTACCGCTATCAGGAAGAAGGGGCACTGCCCACAAACATGGCGTTCCGCGCCCTGAACGAAGAACCTGTGCTTGGGCATGGCCTGATCAATGACCGGGTGGAGCAGACCTATCCGCTCGCCGGGAACATTGACGTGGACCGGCGCCTGATTGCCAGACACGGCCCAGACCGCCGCGCGCAAGAAGAACGCATGCAGGTCAAGGCCAAAGCCAAACTGTTTGCCGACGCCTTCATCTACGGCAACAACGCCACGGCACCGCGCGAGTTCACCGGCCTGCGCAGCCGCCTGAACATCGTCGGCGGATCGACTGACGGCTCAAACTACCGGAGCCGCGTTATTGCCAACTCGGCGGCATCGGGTGGGGCCGCACTGTCGTTGGCGCAGCTTGACCGGGCGATTGGTCTGGTTGAAAGCCCCAACGCGATCATCATGCCAAAGGCGCTGAAAGACCGCTATGCCGCTGCCGAACGGGACACCCAGATCGGTGGCTTCGTGACGCAGGACAAGGACGACATGGGCAGGGTCGTGACGCGCTACAACGGCCTGCCGATCATGACCGGCTACGGCGTGACGCGCCTTGGCGAGTTCCTGCCGTTCAACGAAGTCGCCGTGGGCGGCGGTTCGGCGGTCACGGGCTCGATCTACATCGTGCGCTTCTCCGAGGACGGCGTTGCCGGTCTGGAACAGTCCCCGATGGAAGTCACCGATATTGGCCTGACCCAAGGCGGCGTCTGGTATCGTACGAACATCGAATACGACGTTGGTATGGCGGTTTTCGATCCGTTCTCCGCCATCCGCCTGTCGTCCATCACCAACGCCGCAATCGTGAAATAAGGAGCGAGAGCAATGCCCAGCAGATATTTTGCCATCGACGCCAGCGCGGGCCTGATCAAGCGCGCAACAGGTCTGGCGGCCGTCACCGCAACAGCCTACGTTGGCACCCAATGGGACCAGAAAGCGGCGGTCATCACCGAAGGGATCTGTGTGATCCAGCTTTCGGCCATCGACGTTGCTTCCGCGGATGAGGTCTACACGTTCCGGGTTGTCGGATCGAACGTCGCGGACCGCTCTGACGGTCAGGTTCTCGGCCAGATTCAAACCGGCATCGTGGTGTCGCCGGGAACGGTTGTCGGCGCGGCGGGCGATCAGTTGACCATCCGGTTCCTGACCGAGCGCAACGACACCTCGTTCCGCTATGTCGATCTCCACCTGACGGCGGCAGGAACCACACCCTCCATCACGTTCAGCGCATTCTTCTCGAAGGAGTTCTGATATGCCGATGATGGTCAAGATCGTGGCAAACCCGGCCTTCAAGCCGACTGCCGAACAACGGGCGGTGTTTGCCGAAATCAAAACGAAAGGCGCGGTGGAAGTCAGCTATCAGGTTGCGCTCGACAACGTGCTGCTCTCGGGCGGCATGTACAAGATCGAGGAAGCCGCCCCGCCGCCCAGCACCGTGCGCAATCTGGAAGACATGGACACGCAGGAATTGAAGCTGATGATGCTTCAACTCGGCGTTGCCACTGAAAAGCAGATGAAGCGCGACGAGGTGATCAAGATGATCCGCATCAAGCTGGATCAGGTCGAAATCACCGACGAATAACGTCCGTTCCTCCTGGGGCGTTCTGATTGGGGGCAGGGGAAACCTTGCCCCCTTTCGCATGTGCATTTGGCAGATATGTCACCGTGGGCAGTCTGCGCGCATGAGCACCCAATTTTCCATGATGGAACTGATGAACGCGGCCCTGATTTCACAGGGCTTTGACGACACGCTGTCAGAAAACGACGGCACGGACGAGTGGCGGCTGTTGTCGCGCAACTGGCCCACTGTCGTGGAAGCCGAACTTGAGGACGGGGCCTATTCCTTTACCAAGGAAACCGTCAACCTGCAAAGCCGGTCAGCGGGGGGCTATGGCTATGTCGATGCCTACCTTGTGCCGCTAGAGGCGCTGCATGTGCGCAGTCTGTGGATCGTTGAACAAGATAAGCGCCAAAAGATCGACTGGGTGCAGGACGGCACGAAGGTTCACACGACGGCGGCGGCCGGGGTGTTTATCGAATATGCTGCCTCCGCCGATCCGTCGCTGTGGAGCGCCAACTTCTCGCGCGGTGTTCAGATGAAGATGGAAGCCATCCTTCTCCGGTTCAAGGAAGAATACGGCAGCGCCGCTTCCATGGATCAACAGGCGGAAATGCACTTTCAGCGCGCCCGCACCAATTCATCGAAATCCCGGTCGGCGCAGGAGCCGTATCAGGCCAGCCGCTTTGCCCTTGCGAGGTTCAAGCGTGGCTAAACAGGCAATCACGCAGCGCAGCTTCATCCTTGGCGAAACTCGAAGCGGGTTTCTCGAAGCCGATGATCTGGAAATCCGCATGGCGTCCTGCCGGGCGGCATCGAACGTGCGAGTGACGGCCACCCGTGCCATGCGATCGAGGCCTGGCACGTTCTGGACGCGCGAACTCGGAACAGCATATGACCTGATCGAACTGCGGCCAGAGACAGGTCAGGTGTTCGGTCTGATCGTCAACAACACGTCGTTGGAAATTGTGGACAGCACCGGCCGGGTTGTTCACTCCGAACTGGTCGTGCCGTGGACGGACGCAGCGGCGGTTTGGATCGAGCCATTCCGCGAGGACACAATCATCGGCGGGATTTTCGGGCTCAAGACGCTCGCCTATGATGATGGGGTCTGGACGCTCACCGATTTTGCTTTCAGTGACTCGTCGGGCGGTCAGAAAGCACAGCCGTATTGGTCTTTCCAGAAGGACATTCGCGTGAGGCCGTCAGCCCGAGAGGGCAACATCACGCTGACGGCCAACCTTTCATTCTGGTCTGCGGGGTATGTCGGTGAACGCATCCGCTACGGAAAGCGCGAGATACTGATCACAGGATACGTTTCGCCAACCGTTCTGAACGGGACCGTCGTTGCGTTGCTTCCCCCGAGTTTTCGGTTGACCCTTTCCACCACGTCCGGGTTCAACACTGGCGATGCGGTCATTGGGCAGGATACCAATTTCCAAGGCCTTATCATCGCCATATCGGGCCTGACAATCGACGTGGTGACGACGGACTTCTTTGACGGCCCCGACGTGGCTGAGAAAATATCGTCGCCCAACAATACCGGCACAGTCAGCGCAAAGGCCGAAATCAGCCCGTTGGAATCACCGATCTGGGATGAACCTCTCATGTCCCCGGTACGGGGATACCCTCGGGCTGGCGCTTCCGCTGCTGGCAGGCTGGCCCTGACAGACTTCCCGCTGGTGCCTGATCTAATCTGCCTGTCTTCCAATCGCAGCGTGAAGGACTTTCAGGTCGGCGCGGATGATGATGATGCGATCACGCGGCAGGCGGGCGACAATGCGCCGCGATTCCTGCACATTATCAACGCCGGGGATTTGCTGCTGTTTTCGGATCGAGGCCTCTACTACATTTCGATCCGCGATGGCGGCATCCTGACGCCTTCCAACTTCAACGTGATCCTGTTCGACAAGCGCGCATCGAGCCCCGTTCGTCCCGTCTCCGTGGATGATGGTGTGGTTTTTGTCGAGGCTTCCGGTCAGGCAATCGGCGCATGCCTTCTGGACGGAAACATCTATCTCAAATGGTCGGTCAGGACGATTTCCACCTATCACAGCCACCTGATCAAAAGCCCGATCAAACTGTGCGGTCCAAGCCAGTTTGCCGAAACGCCTGAGAAATACCTGTTTGTCGTCAATGGCGACGGGACGCTGGCCGCGCTTTCATGGTTCTCTGACTTCCAAGCGGACTCCGTAGGCTTTGTTCCGTGGAGCACGCAAGGCACGTTCAAAACCATCAGCCCGATTTTCGGCGGCTACATGGCGGTGGTGGACCGGACGATAAACGACGTGTCGCGCCGATACCTGGAACGGCTTTCCGATGCGGCCATGCTGGACTGCTCGGTGAACGTGTTTGGCGCCAGTCAGCTTTTTGTCAACGGCGACCCCTTCACGGTGAACGGCCTGCCCTTTGAGGTGGCAATCCCAAGCGCCCTGCCGCTGGCAGGCGAGACGGTTCATGTTTTTGGAAGTGGGTGGTATGGCGGGACGCGCGAGACGGCCTTGGATGGCTCTGTGCCGGATATTGAGGACATGCCGCAGGGCACCTATGCGGGCCTCAATTTCACCAGCAGCATTGAGCCGTGGCCGGTCGAGCGGATCGACACCCCCCGGTCGGGGATGCTCACGGCGCGGCTGATCCGGGGCAGCGTGTCGGTTCTGGCCTCTGCCGGGTTCAAGGTGCGCGCCAACAGGTCGGTCAAAGAGTTCACGGGCTATGACTTCGGGGACGATTTGACATTGCCGCCGCCGCTGAAAACGCGCGTATGCAAATTCAGCGTGATCGGCCGCCGCGATCATCCCGAAATCGAAATCATCAAGGACGAGCCTGGGGCCTTCGAGGTCTTGGCGATCACACAGGAAATCCAATACTGATGCAAGCCCTTCTCGCACCCCTACTTGCCGCAGGCGGCGGCGCAGCAGCAGCCGGTACGGCCGCCACGTTCGCTGCCACGGCTCTGCAAGCGGGCAGCGCCATTGCTGGCGGCATCGGCGCATATTCACAGGCGCAGGGGGTCAAGAAGGCCGCAGAGATCAACAGCTTCATCGGGCGCACGCGGGCCATTCAAACGGACGTTTCGGCGCGCGAAGGGTTGAACTCCGAACTCGCCACCATCCGGTCAACGCTGGCAGCAAACGGGCAGCGGCCAGGCGTAGGCACGGCGGCGGTGTTCGATGAACTGCGATCTGTCAGGGGTCGGGAACGCCGGATTGAGTTTGGCAACGAAATGCAGGGCGCTGCGGATTCGCGGATGCAAGGCCAGAACGCCGGGCGCGAGGGCGGCTTTGCTCTGGCCGGTGGATTGCTCAAGGCGGGGCCGTCGCTGTTCGACCTGTTTCAACTTAGAAAGCGGTGACTTATGGCTGAAATTCGCAAGATCGTTCGCGGCAATCCTCTTTCAAACTTCCGCCAAGCCGCTCCCGAATCCGGGGGCGCTTTTCGCTTTCTGGCGGGCGCGATGGAGGAAGGCTACAACTCCCTGCTTCCTGCGGCGGAGAACGAAATGAAAGCGCGCGGGACCGAGATTGGGCGGGACATTGCGCGCCAACAAATCGGTGATCCAGCCGGGGCCGTCACGATTTCCAGCATGGGCGAACAGGCCCTTTCGATTGGCGACGAGGCCATGGACGCCTTGGGCAAGCCTCGCACGGGGGGTAATGCCGGTGCTATTCGCGCGGGATTGATCGGTCGCGGCATGCCGGAACACATCGCAGACGGTTTTGTGATGAACTTTCAAGACGAAAGCGGAATGAACTCAGGGATAAACGAGGCCAACCCAATCGTGCCGGGTTCGCGTGGTGGCTTTGGGCTTTACCAACTTACCGGGCCGCGCCGCCGTGAATATGAGGCTTTTGCGGCTGATCGCGGCGTTGATCCAAGCAATGTGGACGCGCAGCTTGATTTCTTGATGGGCGAATTGAAGGGCAAGGAGTCTGGCGCCGCAAGTGCTATTTTTGCAACAAGAGACGCGGGGCAGGCTGCGGCGGCCATTGTTAACAAGTTTCTGCGGCCGTCAGAAAAACACAGGGCATCGCGTGAGGCGCGCTATACGGGTGGCAACGTCACCGTGTCCACCAGCGGGCCGGAATACGCCCCTCCGACCATGCTCATGGATGCCGACGGCAAGCTGACGGCGCGGCTTTACTCGCCCCTGTCTGGCCCGCTCCTGCAAATCTCCAACGCGGCGGCCGGTGTTGCCTATCAGTCGGACGTGATGATGAAGGGCATGACCGACATGCTCAGTATGTCCACACAGTTTGCACTGGACCCCGAGGGCTACCGGCAGGCGTCCACGGCCTATGTCGATGATCTGGTCAAAGCTGCGCCTGAAATGTTTCGGAATGATGTGCGCGCCGGGATCGAGAGGGTCGCACAACAGCGGTTCCTTGGCATGGTCGAGGAAAAGCAGCGCGATATTCAGCAGCGCGCCAGCAACAGCAGCGCGGCGCTTGCTGATCGGTGGTCAGACCGCTTGGCGCAATCCATAGCCGGGGGCAACCCGGACGAAATTGCATCCGCAAGAACGGAATTGGAATCAGTGCTGATGGCGCGCGAACGACTGCCCGGCATTGCATGGACGCGAGAGCAGTCCGAGAACACGATCATCAAGAGCGAAGAAGCGGCGGCCAGGCTCATTCAGAAGGGGCAGGACGATCAGGGCAAGGTCTGGAAGTCGTCTTTGAGCCTTGTGTCCGAGGCGGCGATGAACGGGCGCACGGCGGCTGACGAGTCGATCTTGGACAACCCTATCGTGGCGGCGATGTTTCCAGACGAGTTCAACAAAGCGGCGTCGTCGGTGATGCTGCGCGATCAGATGCCTTCCTTCATGCGTATGACGCCAGCAGAGCAGGCAGAGGCGCTTGCCGACATGAAATCGCAGCCTGTGTCGGCAGATTGGGAGATTGGCCTCTACGGGGCCGCTGAGAGCGCCGCAGCGGCCAATGCAAAGGCTTGGGAGACTGATCCGATTGCGCGGGCGGGCGAAGTCATGCCGCAAAAGCCGCCTGAACTGCCAGATGCGCAAACGGCAATGGAAAATCCCCAAAGTGTTGTCGATTCCCTGTCTGCGCGTGTCGCCTATGCGAACGGGCTCAAGGATCAGGGCTTTGTCGATTTCGTGTCAGTGCTGACCGATACCGAAGCGGAAACCTACGGCGCGCTTATGGGCAAGGACACGCCCCCCGAGTTGCGAGCCATGATGGCAGGTGCGATCGTCGCGGCGGCGGGCAAAGACGCGGTGGGCATATTCAGGGAACTCAAGTCCGATGATCCGGTCACGATGATGGCCGGTATGCTCATGGCGCGGGGCGGTGACGCGGTTACTGCGACCATGGCGATGAAGGGTCAGGCAAAGCTGGACGAGGGCCTTGTTCAGGCTCCCACGGGTGCCACGACCATAGCCGGGGTGTCGCCGGAAGTTGCCAGTGCCCTTGCGGTCTTGCCGAACTCGGAAAGGATCGGGGGCGACACGCTGAAATTCGCCACGGCGCTGTGGGCTTCGCAGGTTCCCGCAAATGGCCTGGACGAAGAAGCCGAGTTGGCGCTGATGAAATCCTCTGTTCAGCAGGCTCTCGGGCAGACCACCAACAAGCGAGGCGATCTTGTCGGCGGCGTGCAGACGGTGGGCAATGGCTCAATTCTGCTCCCCCCCGGCATGTCAGGCGAAAAGCTGAACAGCGCGCTGGTGCGGGCGTTTTCGGGCGATACGTCAAACCTTTCCTTTGGTCAGAGGATGGCAATGGTGGGCGGCTACAGGCCCCCTATTGACGCTGCAATGTGGGGCGCGGCTGGGGTTCCCATGCTTGAAGGTCAGCCATTGAGGCCCGGCGATTTGGAGCATGCTCGCCTGACGCCAGAAGGCGGGAATATGTATCGGCTGACTTTGCAGGCTGGGAGCGAAATCGTGGACGTTGCTACGGCGACGGGTGCGCCCTTTATCTTTGACGCTCAAGCCATGATCGACGGTGTGAAATGACGTTTCTTCTTGATGACTTCGATCCCGCCAAGGTGCAGCCCCGGCGCGGTCCTGATGTGCGGCCGTCAAGTCTGGGCGCGGCTGTTGGGGCTTCCACGTCCACGTTTTACCGGGACATAAACGCCAACTTCCTGCGCCAGCGTGAGGTGATCCGTGAGCGCGATACATCAGCGTCGGGCGCAGCAACCCGGCTGGGTATGGACGGCATTCGGCCACTCTTGGAGGAACGCAATCGCAAGGCGCAAGCCTCTGGCATGAACTCGCAGATGGTGGACATACCAAGCGATCCTGCGGAAGCTGCGGCCCTGCTTGGCCCCAATGGCTCCAAGGCGATCATGGATCTGGCAAGAGAGGCCGCCAAAGCCGATCCCGAGGCTTGGGCCGATATGGACCTCACAGAAGAAGGCGTTGAAGCGCGCGTCACGGCCCGCCGCGTTTCAGAGGATGCAGACGAAGCGCAAATCCTTGCCATGTCAAACAACCCCATTTTGGCGCAACTGATCGGCAGCACGGCGGCGGCGCTTGTCGATGTTCGCGCGCTTCCTTTGATGTTCATGGGCGGTGGGGGGTCCATCCTTCGCATCATGGGCCGGGAAGCCCTGCTTGGCATGGGCTTTGTTGGCCTCACGCTGCCCTCGCAATTCAACACCGCCGATGAACTTGGTAAGGCTGATCCGAACGTCGGGGAGCAACTTGCGTTCGGCGCGGTAGCTGGCGCGGCCATTGGCGGGGCAGTCGCAGGCGTTGCGCGCGGCGTTCAATACTACCGTGGCCGCCAGACGCTTCCGCCCGGCGCAGACCCACTATTTGACGAGGCAGCAATCAGGGCGGCAGAGGACGCCATTATTGGAGGGGGAAACCCGATTGCTGCCGCGCAAGAGATTTTGCGGCAAAAGCCATTGGTCCTGACCAACCCCCTGCCGCGCGAACCGCTGATCCCGCCTGAAATCGCGCCAAATCAGCCGGGCCCCGTCGTCGGCGGCGTGGAGCCTGTCACGGTCGAAACGCTGCCGTCGCTTCCCGGCCAGCCCCGAACCATGGCCGAGGTGGTGCAGCAATCGGATGCGGCCATTTCGCAGTCGTTCGATGATGCGATCAGCGAAGCGCAAGCCGTTGACAGCCCGCGCGCCAAGCCGTTGATTTCGTTTCTTCGTGACAATCACCGCGTTACCAAGGCGCAGATCAAATCCGCCGAAAAGGCCGGGCGCCAAATGCCTTCGGCTGGTGAAAGCTACCAGATCGACCCGAACGGCAGCATCGGCCGGGAACTCAAGGGCAGCGGCGTCACTCCAAAATCGGTGCCGGGCCTGTTCAAGAAGGGTGGGCGCGACGACCTCGACAACCTTGTGGCGTCCGAAATGGAGGGCACCTTTCCCGGCATTATGGATGCGACAGGGACACGCCCTGGCGACAGCTATCTGAACCGCCAAGGCGTTGTCGCCCTGATCGTGCGGGACTCTAGCGGCGATGCGTCATGGCTGCGGTCGCGGGCAGACGTGCAGAAATTGGAGCGGTTGCGAGAGGAAGCCACGAACCTGCCCGATGGTCCGGTCAGAGACTTCACCGAGGGCAAGCGCGCGCCAGACGGGTTCTATGTCGATTTGAACCGCTACGACTTCGACGGCGGCGGCGGCGTAGAGCAGGTTGCGCGCGACTTTGACGATTACCTCAATCGGGCGTGGCCTGGCGTTCTGAATGATGCGGACAAGGCCGAAATACTGACCGAACTGCAAGCCCGTGGCGGCGATGCGGAATTTATGGTAGAGCGTGT